CTTGCGGAAGACTCTCAGTCAAAATCGGTTTGGTCTACTAATGGAAGAGGTCGTTATAATGCCCTTGGTGTAGGTGGAGCTGCGACTGGAAAAGGAGCTGATATCCTCATTATTGATGACCCAATTAAGAACCGTAAAGATGCTGACTCATTCCTTGTGAGAGAAAATATCTATCGTTGGTATCAATCAACTGCCCGTACTCGTCTTTCTCCTAAGGGTGCTGTTATTCTAGTGGTTACACGTTGGCATGACGACGACCTTGCCGGGCGATTACTTGCGGAAGATACCAATAAGGAATGGGAAGTTATCTCCCTGCCGGCTATTGCGGAAGAAGATGAGGAACACCGAAAGAAAGGTGAAGCTCTATGGCCGACACAGTTTGACCTGCCAAACTTATTACAAACAAAGAAGGAAGTTGGACTATACGAATGGACATCGCTATATCAGCAGAATCCTTTAAATGCGGAGACACAGGAGTTTTTAAAGTCGATGTTCAAGCCTATAACCGCCCAAGAGGTCTCCTCTCGTCGGACAACGTGTTGGATTACGATAGACCCTGCGGTAAAGGAGAAGGATAATGCTGACTACACTGGTTGGGTTATCAATCGTGTAGATATAGAGAATAATTGGTATATCAAAGCCTCACACAAGCGAATGAACTCAACCTCGCTTATTAATCATATTTTTGACCTTTGGAACAAGGAACGACCAGATGCGATGGGGATTGAGGAGACGACATATTACGATGCGGTGTATCCCTTCCTTAAATTAGAGATGATAAAGCGTAATATATTCCCCGTTATTTATCCATTAAAGCATCATGGGACGAATAAGGAGCTTAGAATACGGTCTTTATTACCACGCTACGAAGCTGGTAAGGTTTATCATATTGAAAATGAATGTGAATCGTTGGAGGAGGAACAGATACGTTTTCCTAAAGGAAAGAATGATGACATTGTCGATGCTCTTGCCTATATGGAACAGATTGTGCAACCACCTGCAAAGGAGATGACGTACATTGAACAGGCAAGACAAGATATGCAAATTAATGAACGCACCGGTTACTTCCAATAGTTATCCACATATTGATGTTTATCTATATATTTGGTATAATTATCACTAACAACTACCTATGGCAAAAAAACAAGCACCTGTAAATGATTTTCAATACATCATTCCTAATAAGAAGGCTATTTTAAAACAATATATTAGGGAAAAGGATTATGCAATTAAAGTAAGGCAGACTAAGATAAATAATTGGATTAAAAATGAGGAGGCATACAACGGTGTGACTTTTAAAACACTTCTAACTCGTTCGAATTTACACCTACCGATTGTCTTCGAAGGTGTGCAGAATATGTCATCAAAGATTGGTAAGGCACCGGATGTTGAATACGATACTATTCCTGAGGGGGATGAGAACGCATCGGAAATAATGGAGCACGTTATTCGTGAAGATTTGGATGCTTCGAATTGGGATATCATTTATGACCAGTCAAAGATTGAAGGAGGTATCTATGGAAGGTCTATTTATAAGGTTATTCCAGGGAATGACCGACAACGAGTAGAGTTGATAGATACGATGTCGTATCTTATTTCACCGATTGCTAAGAATACTAAGGATGCACTATATCAAGGGCAGCAATTTATATACAAGACGATTGAACAGTTAGAGGAGGAGAAAGATAAGATGGAATACGACCAAGAGGAGCTTGATAAGTTAAAGCAGAATAAGGTATTAACGGAGACGGTTACTGATAGCACCACTGAGGCATCTCTTAAGAACCTCCGTCTTGCAAACATGGGCTTGGCTAACACTACCCAGTACGGCTCAAAGGTTGCGGAACTAACGGAATGGTGGACATATTTAAGTAATAAGGGGGAGACGGAAAGTGAGTTGTATGTTTTGACAGTGGCTAATGATATTTATTTACTACGATGTCAGAAGGCCTCTGATATTGGATTAAAGCGACCACCTTTTATTTCATGGGGTGCGTTCACACGAGGTATCACCTTCTGGTGTCCTTCAGTTGCAGATGTGTATCGTGACCCTAACTTGGCTATGGATGTCTCAATGAATCAAGTGATTGATAACTCAACATATCGAAACTTCGGTATGTCATTCGTGTCATCATCATCTGGTCTTAAACAATCATCCATTGTTCCACGACCGCTTGGTCTTACATCGGTTACGGTAGCTCCAGGGCAGAGTATTAAGGACCATATCTATACACCGGAAGTACCTGAGATTACTACAGGGCTTACAATAATGCAGGTTATCAAGGGATTTGCCGACCAGGCGGCTGGAATGGCACCTAATGCACCTGCACATAAAGGGAAGTTATCGGTCACACAACAGGCTAAGTTAAATGCGGACCTTGAGGCAAAGATTGTGGTCATCAAACGAAACTCTACACTTGCCTGTCAGGAGTTGTATCAGTTGATGGCGGATATTACGAAGGATAAGTTGACCAAGCCTCGTCCTGTAAAGATTTTTGGATATAAGAATATTACTCTTGAGGATGTTACAAAGAAGAACTTTGGTGATGTTGAATTTGTAGCTAAGGCGGTGCCTTCGGAGGAAAGCGAGCAGAATAAAGGAATGAAACAGAAAGCTAAGATTGAGTTTTACCAGTTATTCAAGGACGACCCTAAGATTCCAGGGCAGACAGCACTAAGACGTTCAGTGGCTAAGACATTTGATATACCACCAGATGAAATTGAATCTTACTTTACAGAGGAAGTTCCTAATCCTGCGATGGTGGCAGTTGAAACAGGTAAACCTGCGGGCGACGGGCAGATACCACCAAAGAGTAATATAGCACCGGCTAATCCTATAAGCTCGGCTGAGGTGGCACCTTTGATAAAACAGACACAAACAAATGCACAGAATTTAGTGCCAGCACAAATAAAATAATATGGCTAAGAAATCACTCGACAAAGTAATAGAGGAATCATCACAATACGACGCAGAGTCACAGTCATTTTTGGCATCGTTGGTGAAGACAAGAAGCGAGATTGATTCTATTAATGGGATGAAGCGAACGGAAGGATGGAAAGTTTTAGATAAAAAGATTCGTGAGGAATTGCAGAATAGAATTATTGATTTGATTAAAGATGATTTGAAAATACAAACTCTTATTGCTCTACTTACTGTTACTGACACAAAAACTCAATCAAAAATACTTGAACAAGAAATTGAAAAAATCCTACCCGAAGCATAGCAACTATTCCAATAGGTGCATAGTAAGGTAACATTATTAAAATAACGAGACTATAACAATAGGCTCACAATATATGGATAATAAAAACGAAGGCGAAGATTTATACGCTGAGTTAAAGAAAACTTTAGCTGACGTAAAAGAATCAGGAGAAGAGGAAGCTCCGGTGGCGACCGACCAGAAACCTACAACTGAAGACAAGCCAGTTGAAAAAGAAGCAATTGTCGACGAGTCTGGGGAATTAACTGAGGAAGAAATTGCGAAGTTACATCCTAAGGCTCAAAAACGTATTAAAGAATTGGCTGATAAGGTCAAGGAATTGGCAGAAAAGCCTGCGGATAAAACCCCAGAAACTACTCCCAAGGAAGATGAACCAGACACCCAAGAGTTTAAGAACGTCAACGACTTTTTGAAAGCAGTTGAAGATGAACCTTCTCGTAATTTGTTAGAGAAATTTTATAAGGTGATGAAGAATGAGACTTCAGATATTCTTTCTCCTTTAGAAAAAGCTAATAACGAAGCTAAGTTCGAACAAGAATTTAGTAAATACGAAAAGATTGAAGGTCTTGCAGATTACAAAAATGATTTGAAAAAGACTTTTCTACGAAATCCTAATCAATCCTTTAAAGCATTGGTTGGTGAAATCGTTACAGATTTAACTCTTAATAAGGTCAAACCTATCGAAACAACTCCTTCCTCACCTAAGCGTGATGGGAAGATTGACACAGACGGGAAAACGAAAGACGAGCTATATGATATGCTCGACTCGATGAGAAATTAACAGATTAAAATTATTAAATTATGCCTACAGTTCATGCAGTAAACAATGCAACTTCAAACCCTGGCTTGGCTATTAAAGCTGGAGGTAGTGCTCTTGCAAAAATTGCAAACACAACTACTTTCAAAGTTAATACCAGACAGATGTATGTTGCATCAGGAGATGCTCCTTCACTTGCTTTAGCTACAACTATTGCACCAGGAGTAAACGGAACAGCTGGTGGTACACCTTCAATCGTAAGCAATCAGCTTACTTTCGGTGGTTCTACAGCCCCAGTTGCAGGAAACCTTGCTTTTGATAACGGAACAGTTGCAGTCACAACTGGTTCATGCCGAATTTACACCTTGTGTGCAGATGCAGCTCAAACAGAAGCTGGTACAGTTAGTCTTTATTGGTTAGCAGGTCAGGATTTTCCTAAGCACCGACAAGCTCAGGATTCAGATATCGCTCGAACACCACTTT